CTACGAACACTTCAAGGGAAAGTTCACTGGAGCTAACTCTAGGACAGCCTGGAGACAGACAATCGAGGCACTGATTTCACATGACTTTATATGTATGAATGAACAAAAAATATGGCTTCTTCACAAGGATGGAAAAGTATGAAAATGTATGAAAAATTATATATAATAAAAACAATGGCTTACGTGTGTTTCATATTAATTCATAAGCGTTTCATAAGCAAATCATACAATGTATGAATAATATGATTTATATATAAGTATAAATCATATTATCATCATGATCGAAAAAAGGTGGTTCATATGGATGATGTAGAGGAAATTAGGAGGCCGAAGTTTAGAGGTCTCAGAGGTGTGGTGGGTTCTAAGGTATTTATCCACCCGTGTAGTATTTGTGGTCATTCCGTAGCTTCGTTTGGAATCGGGTTTAGTAGCGCAAGAAAAGAAATGGGAACTTGGTACTGTGGAGATCATGTGCCAGATAATTTTTGGAGAATTAAAAATGGCAAGAGCGAGTAAACTTTTAATCGACGCGGCAATGATTGTAGATGGTGCAAGGCAATCTGAATATGGAAAGCCACAGGAAAGTTTCGAGAAGTTAGCTGCACTGTGGTCAGCTTACACCAGTATAGATATATCGCCACACGATGCCTGTGTGATGATGAGCCTTTTAAAAGTTTCGAGACTGGCGTACAAACCAGATGAAGACAGCTCGATGGATGGTGCGGCATATCTTGCCCTAGCCTCCGAGGTTAGCTCAGAGTGATATCAACCGCCTTAATTTGATATCATGTGTTTCTCCCTAAGACACTGAGCTGAACTGGCCTCCACTTGATTAATTTTGGGTGGAGGTCTTTTTTTATTTATTTTACATTTAGCACTTGTATATGCTAGTCTTTGCTATTATGTATTAAATATCAACAGGGAGAAATAAAATGGGTTACGTTAATATAAAAGGTTCTGAGGTTTCACCAAACTTTAAATTTGAGAGAGTAGTAGATGGTGCAACTGGAGAGTGGAATAAGAGTTTTCCAGCATGGGATATAAAGTATACTTGGAATGGTTGGGATTATGAGAGTGTAGGAGTTGTGACTGCATTTACAGGTGATGGAGTTAAAGCCACAATAGAAGGTTATAAAACAATATCAGGAAGAGATCCTTTTACAGTTTTTGAAGAGGCAGTAAAAGAAGCTGAAGATTTTAATATAGAAGATTTTAGACGATAATAAATTGGGGAGCTTAGTCTCCCCATTAAATCAGGGAGAAATAAAATGACTATAGAATTTGACGAAGGTGAAAGAACTTGGGCTAGAAATAATGATCAGGCAGAGAGAGATTCTGATATAGCCCATCAGCAAGAGCAAGATGAAAATAAGAAGTTCTTTGTTGAGTGGGTTGAAGGTTACGGTGACGCTCCAAGTTCACTCTTGTCACTGCACGACATCAAAACCAATGATGAGTTTGACGGAAATCTATTACGTGATAGTAATGTACTTGATGACCTTGAGTTCTCAAAGAAGGAAGTTGTGACTTACAATGACCCATCTGGTGAAGTTAAGTTCACAAGGATTGTGTCTCATCCTTTGCATAAAATTAATTCTATAGGAGTTTAATTATGGATACACATGCACAGCAATCAGCATCGCAACGAGGCTCTGTAGATGCCTACTACGGAAGGAGGCCAGAGCCACATTACTATTCTGGTTACGCATACCAGTCAGATAGAGTTGAGCGAGACAAAATGACAAAAGGTCAAATTGAGGCGTACCTGACGGCCTACAACGGTCAGGATGATGAAAAGGATTGGGGTTAATATGGCTGATTATTCTGCTCCAGAGGAGATAAAATATAAAGGTGATAATTCTTTTATTAAATTTAAAGGCTCTGAAAAAACTGGAAATATTTTAAGTAAAGATGTTGGTGGGATGAGTCTTGTTGCAAAAATTGTAAACAGCAATAAAATAATCCCAATACGTCACATTATAATAAAAGATATTGGCAATATAACTTTAGTTTCAATGTGGGTTCGTACAGATAGCTTTGAAGTTATAGAGGATGAAAAGTAAATTAATTAAATAGAATTTCCCTGAGAGAAAGAGCCTCACTGCGGTGGGGCTTTTTTTTTGCGTAAATATGTGTATATTAAAAAAATAACAGCTTACCACTGAAAAAGAGGTTAAACATGGCAAGAGCTAAAAATTTAGTCGGAAGACCAAAATTCGAGATCAATGAGGAAATTCTAAATAAGACTGAAAGCCTTATGGCAAAGGGCTTAACGAAGGAACAGTGTGCTGGAATGCTAGGTGTTTCAGTGTCAACCTTCATGCTTTATCAGGCAGAAAATTCGGAATTTTCGGAAGCTATAAAAAAAGGACAGGCCAGTGGCATTGATCAGGTCACTAATGCACTCTTTGAAAATGCCACTGTAGGAAAAGATAACGTAGCCATTATCTTCTGGCTTAAGAACCGTGGAGGTGGGTCATGGGTTGATAAGCAAGAGGTGCAGTCAACTGTAGAGCAGAGACACGTCATAGACCTTACAAGGATACCAGATGACCAACTTGAATCAATTGAAGCATCATTTAGCAGGATTAACCCTGGAGCAAGTGAGAGCGGAGAAGTACCGCAGATCATTGAGGGAGTTCACGAAGGCTAGTTGGCCTAGTATCGAGCCAGCCCAGCCATTCATAAACAACTGGCACATTGACGCAATCTCTGACCACCTCCAGGCAGTTGTCGAGGGTGACATCAAGAGATTAATCATTAATGTACCGCCAAGACACATGAAGTCTATCTCAGTTGCCGTGGCACTGCCAGCTTGGACTTGGGCAAAGCAACCAGACAAGAAATTCCTTTACGCCTCCTACGCAAGCTCCCTGTCGATCAGGGATAGCGTTAAATGTCGCAGGTTGCTCGACAGTAAGTGGTATCAGGATCACTTTGCTGATGCCTTTGACCTAACGTCAGATCAAAACCAAAAGCAACGCTTTGAGAATAATAAGAGTGGTGCTAGGATTGCCACGTCAGTTGACGGTGCTTTAACTGGTGAGGGTGGCGATATAATTATTATTGATGATCCACACAACGTCAGGGAAAGTGAATCTTCGCTTGTCAGGCAAGGTGTACTGGACTGGTGGGACCAGGCCATGCAAACTCGACTGAACGACCCCAAGACTGGTGCATTTATTATAATTATGCAGCGTGTACACGAAAATGACTTGACAGGCCATATTTTAGCTAACGAGCTGGGTGATGAGTACGACCACCTCATGTTGCCAGCTAGATATGAAGTTGGGCATCCTACGCCAATGAGGTCATCTCTAGGCTTTACAGATCCACGTATAATTGAGGGTGACCTCCTGTGGCCTGACCGTGTTGATGAGAAAACCCTAAGTAACTTAGAGAGGTCACTTGGCAGCTACGCAAGTGCTGGTCAGCTACAACAGAGACCTGCACCGAAAGGTGGCGGTATTCTAAAGGCGTCTTGGTGGGTTCCCTGGGAAAATAAAGACTTACCAAACAATATTGAGTATGTGCTGCAATCGTGGGACACTGCATTTAGCACAAAAGAATCCGCTGACTATTCAGCTCGGACAACTTGGGGTGTATTTAAACACGAGGGATTAATGAGCTTGATTGTCTTGGAGATGTGGTACGACAGGGTCAGCTACCCTGACTTAAGACGTATTGCCCAGGAGGCTTACGAGGATTGGGAACCTGACGCAGTTCTGATAGAGAAGAAGGCTTCAGGCCAATCCCTGCTGCAAGACTTGCGTATGGCTGGCATACCAGTTCTTGAATATTCCCCTGATCGAGATAAGCAAGCCAGGGCGCACGCAAGTTCCGCATTGCTAGAAGATGGCAGAATATTCTTTCCTTCAGATAGAAAGTGGGCTAAGGATTTAATAGATATATGTGCAGCCTTCCCAGCAGGTGGTAATAACGATATTGTTGACACATGCACACAGGCTTGGTTAAGGTTGAGAAAAGGTTGGTTTGTAACGCACTCCAACGACTACGAAGACGACGAATACCCAGAGCAAAGAAGGATGACAATGTATGGCTAGGTCACCAACGGTTCCTACAGAATTAGCACCATTCGCAGAGGGAACGCCCCTCGATGATTTACAAGTCGAGGACATTGGGAATGACGAAGTTCTTATTGGCGACCCAGACCTTGATATAACCGCAGAGAAAGATAGTGAGTTTGATTCAAACTTAGCTGAGGTTATTGAGGATAATGAATTGGCTCGAAAGGGTCAGACACTTATTTCATATTACGAGAACGACCGAGAGTCTCGATCTGAGTGGGAAGAGCGTTACAAGAATGGCTTAAAGACGTTAGATCCTGACGGTGGCATGGATGAATCAGAAGATGAACGTGCGGTGCGCGGTTTATCTACAGTTGTACATCCAATGATAGCGGAAGCTGCAACCCAGTTTAATGCCAAGGCAATTGTTGAGCTATACCCAAGTGGCGGTCCTGTTAAGACGGTTATTGTTGGTGATCCCAATGAGGAACTTGAGGAACAGGCACGTCGTGTTCGGGAATTTATGAATTACCAGATTACGCAAGAGATGCCAGAATACTTCCCTGACTTAGATCAGATGTTATTTCAGTTGCCACTGGTTGGTCAGACTTTCAAGAAAGTTTGGTGGGATACAAATATGGACAGGCAATGTTCCCAGTTTGTCAAGGCAGAAGATTTCATTGTCGCCCCAGAGAGTAAAGATTTATATACCTCACCTCGATACACGCAAGTTATTAGAATGCCGAAGAACGACTACAATCGGTACGTCCAATCTGGCTATTACCTAGCTGCTGAGTATCAGGGAGGAGATCCCGATCCATCAGGCGATATAATTGGTGAGATCGAGGGCGTAGATCAGTTTGGCGATGACGCGCAAGATAAGATGATGACATTGCTTGAGATGCACGTCTACGATACCTTTGATGGCGTGAATGATAATGATGAGGACGAGGACAGCGACACAGTTGTCGGATTGCCTTACGTTGTCACGATTGACTATGACAGCAATGAAATTGTTAGCATAAGACGTAACTGGCGTGAAGATGACGAGCGTAAACTTAGACGTGACTGGTTTGTGTCTTACAAGTTTCTACCTGGCCTTGGTTTTTATGGCTTTGGTTTATTCCACTTAATCGGTGGACTGGGCAAGGCAGCTACTGGATCGCTTCGGGCATTACTAGATTCAGCGGCCTTTTCAAATATGCAGGGCGGTTTTAAATTACGAGGTCGAGTTTCAGGCGGTGAGGTTCAAGTTAACCCTGGGGAATTTGTTGATTTAGATGCGACGGTTGACGACGTGAATAAAGCTATTATGCCGTTGCCATTTAAGGAGCCTAGCCAGTCACTGTTTAACTTGCTTGGCTTTATAGTTCAGGCTGGACAGAGATTTGCCAGCACAGCAGATTTAAATGTTGGGGATGTAAGCCCTAATGCACCTGTGGGTACGACAGTAGCCCTTATTGAGCAAGGCTCTAAGGCTTTCTCCGCTATCCACAAGAGACTGCATTACGCGCAGGGGCAGGAGTTTAAGCTGCTCGCTGATCTCAATGCCGAGAACCTGCCCGAGTCGTTTACATTTGCGCTATCGGGAAGTAGCGAGGAAGTCTTTGCAGCGGACTTCGACGGTCGAATCGACGTTATTCCTGTAAGCGACCCCAACATCTTTTCCACATCACAGCGTATTGCACAGGCTCAGGCTATTTTGGAAATGGCGAAGGCCGCTCCACAGCTCCACGATATGTACGCAGCGTTTAAGAGGATGTACGAGGCGATACGGATACCTAACATTGATGAGATACTGAAGAAACCTGAAGAGGCTATTATGCTTGACCCGATTGACGAGAATATGAGCGTCATGTACGGCAAGCCAATTCGAGCCTTTGTTGAGCAAGACCACGACTCGCACATTGCGGTTCACATGCAATTCATGCAAGATCCGACGTTGGCTGGCAACCCAGCAGCTCAACAGACAATGGGGCCAGTGTTGCTTGCACATATTGCAGAGCATATTGCGTTACTTTACAGAATCCGCATGGAGGAAAGTGTGGGCGTTCAGTTGCCAGTATTGCCAGACTTCAGGAAACCAGACTTTAAGTTTGAAGATATGAACCCTGAGATGGACCGATTGATTAGCCAGAGAGCTGCCCAAGTTGTACAGGAGGCTCCACAAATGCAGCCAATCCCTGCAATTCAACAGGCAATGCAACAGCAACAGGGTCAGCAAGGCAATCCGCTACAGTACGCACAGCAATTAGCGCAACTTGAGACTGAGGCACTGAAGGCCAGAACGCAGTCACAAATCGAGTCAGATCAGGCGAAGGCTCAATCTTCAATTCAGATCAAGCAAGCTGAGGCACAGCAAGACATGCAAATCGAGCAAATGAAGGCACAGCAAGATTTACAGGCTAAAATACAGAAGCTGGAGGCTGATTTACAACTTGAACGTGAGAAAAATGCCTCTAAGATACAATTAGAACGTGAGAAGATCCAAGCAGAGATCCAGATGGAGGCCGTTAAGAATGTCACCGAATGATATTTTAGATTCAATCAGGCCAATTAATCCATCTGCATTTGGGATGACACGAGAGCAAGCTATGATGATGCAACAGCAGCAAGGTCAAGGTGGAATGCCACCTCCACCACAGGGTGGAATGCCACCACAAGGTGGTCAACCGCCAGGTGGCTTAGACATGAATGCGTATTTAGCGCAGAAAGTTGACGATATTAAGAAGAGAATGGGTCAGGGCGACATGGGTGCGTTGAGTAGCGTAACCGCAGCAATGCCTAAACCTACACAGGCACAAGGAGCGTAATATGCCAGCAGGATATGGAGTAGGTGGATATAGCACTGGTACAGGTACAAGTGCTGGTGGTATCGCAAGCCCAGAGGGCGTTGATAATGAAAGCATTGGCGGTGGTGGAGTAAGTCCAGGAGAAGGGCCATCAAATGGTGGCAATGTTTTTAGCAAAATAGGTAATTTTGTTAAAGGTATAGTATCTGGAACGCCTCAAAAAAACCAAAGGACAGTTCCCTCTAGTCAAAACTTTTTGCAAGGAAGTCTGCCTAAAGGCTACACAATAAGTAAATCAGGCAACACAGTTTACGCCCCAACAACCCCAACCGCTAGAGAAAGAG